CGGCGTCGCGCCGGGGCCCTGGATCATGCCCTCGAATGCTCGCGGGATTTTGGCCATGGCCCTCTCCAACCCCTGCCGCATGTACCGTCTCGGCTTCACCCGGCGCCGGCCCCAGAAGAACGACCCGCCGAGATCCTCGGTCTGCCGGCCGAACTGACCGGCGGCGTTCACGGCCGCGCGCCCGCGGTTGAAGTTCGTGAGCGTGCCGAACACGGCACCGGCGAAACGCCTGGGCGCCGTCCGCGGCGTGATGCCGGGCGTGAACCAGAGCGACACCGTGCCGCCGATCTCGTGGAGCTTGTTCAGGCGAGGGATCATCCTCGGGCCGATCACGACCGACTGCGTATTCGTGTCGTAGTCGGAGATGATGTCCGACCGAAGGAAGCCCTTCGGCCACCGCTCCGTTTTCCAGCTCGTCACGCGGTCCGGCTTGGGAATCTGGTATCGCTTGATGATGAGCCGCTGTCCGCCCCGGGTGCCGCCATCGACGAACCGCGGCCTCGACAACTCCTGCCGGACCGACATCGCCCGCTGCGTCTCGCGGCGAACGTCCATGCCTGCCCGCTTGAGCGCGGTGGCACGCGCGGCACCGACGCGAGACCGAAGCTCCGCCCACTGGAACTGCGTCAGGTTCTGCGCCTTGCGGACGGCCCTCCGCTCCGACGGCTCCAGGACCGACAGGTTGAAAACCGCGTCGATGCCGCCCGCGCTCGACCTGAAGATTTCCGGCTTGAGCTTCCACGCCATCAGTGCGCCCTCGGAACGCGGTAGGTCACGACGATCCCGGCCCGCCACACGTTCCTCTCGACCAGGGCCTCGTCGGGGTTCTTCTCGACCGTGATCGCCTGCGGGCTCGTCACCCCCGCCGGCCACGACACCGCGCCCCAGGAATGGTCCTCGAGCTTGTCGAGCAGCTCGTCGAGGAGATCGAGCATCTCGTCGCACGCCGCCTCCGTCGGCGTGTGCCGGGCGAGGTACAGCTCGACCGAGTAATCCCTCTGGTGTGCCGTCCTGGCCAGCCGCGTGCTCTCGATAGAGCCGTCGGTGATGCAGATCACCGGGTCGCCGAGATCCTCGATGTCGTAGGACGGGAAGTTCTTCGTCTCGACCGTCACGGCGTCAGCCGTCGCCGTCCAGACCACCGCCTGGAGCGACGACACGAGAGCCGCCGCGATGTCGCCCTGAACGCTCATTTCGGAGCCTCCGCTGCCTCGACCATCGCCGTGGCGTTCGCCAACACCCGCTCATCCCACGGTAGCCCTTTGGCGGCGGCGACGGCATGCGGTACGGCGTCGGCGTGCCGGCCGAGCTGCCAGAGCGCCACGCTCGCCAGCTCGTGGGCGCGGGCCCGGGCGCACGGGTCGGTCGCGTGCGTCGTCTGCCGCGCGGCAATCGCCCGCTCGGCGAACGCGAGCGACTCCTCCGGCCGGTCCTGGTGATGCCGGGCGAGTGCGAGACGCTCCCAGCCGTCCGGCTCGCCCGGGGCCTCCAGGGCCGCCGCGTGGATGTGCTGCTCCTCGCCGGTGAGGCTCGCCAGCCGACGGTAGGCGTAGGCCCGCTCCGTGGGCGTGCCGCCCGGCAGCCGGAGGTACGCCGCGAACTCCGCCGCGGCGGTCGGGTCGTGGGCGTAGTCCAGCTCGCGGGCCAGATACCACCGCGCCCGGGCGTCGGCCGGCGCCTCGCGGACCGCGACGCGGAGCAGCGTGAGGTCGGATTTGTGGACCTTCCCCGCGTCCCGGTGGTGATGCACCTCGAGCCCCTCGGCCCACTTCATCGCCTTCTCGCCAGTCCAGCAGACGAGCCCCTCGTGCGTCGCCTGCCGCCACACGAAGCCGCCGCGGGCGTGAACGCGGTCGCATCCGAAGACGAGTCCCGGCGAGCCGTCCGGCGCCCAGGACCAGACGTAGCGGTAGTTGAGGCAGTTCGCCTTCCCGTCCCAGGCCCGTTCGATCGCCTCCAGCCATCCCGGCTGCGGTCGCTCGTCGAGGTCGATCCGGAACGCAACGTCGAGGTCCGGCGGCAGGTTGTTGAGCGCCTGCGTCCACGCCACGTCCCATCGCCACGGGACGACGTAGGAGCGTGCCACGGTGACGCCGGCCGCCTGGAGCAGATCGACCGTGTCGTCCGTTGAGCCGGTGTCGGTGACGACGCGGACATCGGCGTCGGCCGTCGCCGCCGCCCATTCCGCCGCGTGCTTCGACTCGTTCTTCGCGAGAGCGTAGATCCCGACCCGCAGCGTCACAGCGCGTACTCCTTCGAGTTGCCGACCGTGTAGAAGACGAGCGGCTCGTCGATCCGCAGGATCGGCGTGAGGACGGACGCCCGCTGCCAGTAATCCCAGTCCTCGCCGAAGCCGACCGCCTGCTGATCGCCGAGCCGCGTCGCGATGTCGGTGTGCAGGATCGCCGACGAGTTGATGACCGGGTTGAGCGTCCGCACGATCCCGGTCACGTCCCAGAGCGGCCCGTCGAGCTGCCGGCCGTGGTCCGAGTGGTGGAACCCGGTCACGATGCCGTCGGCGCTGCGGTTGAGGGCGTTCGTGCAAATCGCCCGGTGCCCATCGAACTTCTCCGCCGCCTCGAACTGACGGGCGAGCTTGTCCGGCATCCATTCGTCGTCGTCGTCGAGGAAGGCGATCCAGCCATCGAAGCCGATGCGGCGGATGTGCGAGAGCGCCGTGTTGCGGACGGTGCCGACGGCGAAGCCGGCGCCGTGCTCGTCCCGACTCGACACGGGCCGGCGGAGGATCGTCAGCCGCGCGTCGTCCACGAGCTCGTCCAGCCACCGATACCGTTCGTCGGTGGAGGCGTCGTCCACGACGAACACCTCCGTCGGCGCCACGGTCTGGAGGAACGCCGAGCGGACCGCACGGAGGAGCGTCTGCCAGCGATTGCGCGTCGGGACGACGACCACGTAGTCCTTCACGGTCCGTTCTCCAGGATCGACGCGTCGTGGTCACAGGCCCACGACCGCACGAGGTACGGGTGGAGGAGCCACGCCGCGGCCCAGTCGTTCACCTCCCACGTGCAGAACCCGCGGGAGCGAAGGCCGACCGCACGCTCGACGACCGCCTCGTGCCACTGCCGGGCGAGGTGGCGCGGCACGGTGAACACGCCGCCGGCGCACCACCAACCGACGGTCGCCCAGCTCGGCACAGCCGCCGGCGGCCCCCAGATCGACGCCATGCCCACGCGGTCCCGCGGCGCCTGCGTGGCGGCCCGGGCGAGGAACGCCCGCACGGCGTCCACCGTGACGCCAGGGACGTGGATCAGACCGTAGTCCATCCAGACGAGGATCTCGGCGTCGGTGTGCTCCGCCGCCGTCGCTACCCATGCAGTCTTTTCATGCTGCACGGCATGAAACGCCCGCGTGTCCTTGTCCGGGTTGCCCGGCGGGAGCGTCGCGCCGGCGGAGAGCTGCCAATGCCAGCAGTCCTCGAGCCGCGCCGGAAGCAGAGTCGGCCCGTTCGAGGGGCGGCGGTAGACCGTCACCGCCGCGTCAGTGAACACCACCGCCGGCGAGTCGGCAGCGACCAGGAGCGACTCCCCAAACGCGACGTACTCGCCGTGCGAGCGGTTCGGCAGGTCGAGCCGGAGGTAGCCGGTCACGAGACAGGCGCGAGGAGTTGACATACGTCATCCACCGGAAGGGAGCAGATCCACGCCTCGGCGTCACGCACGCCGAACGACACGAGGACCGCGTCATCCACCACCGCGAGCCCGGCGGCGAACTCGATCGCCCGCGTCTCGCGGAACGAAAACAGGGGCGACATCCGCGCCAGCCGGAATCCGCCGTCGAACCAGACGAAGCGGTGTTCGTAGGCGCGCCGGCCGTTGTCCATCGTGGCCACCTCGTGGACGATCCCGAGCCAGCCGTCCCGCAGCGGCACGAGCTGCCCGCCGCCACGGAACCCGCGGGCGATCGGCGGCGCCGCCGCGTGCCGGCGCACCTCGTAGACGCCCGGCATGTCCGGCTCCGCCTCGACGGTCACGGTGTGCCCGCCGTGCGACGCGGCGTAGAGCCAGCCATCCCGGCCGGCGATCGGCATCCAGTTTTTCTCATGCGGCTGCAGGCCGTCCCATTCGAGCACCCGCATGCGCGAGAGCGTCGCCGTCTCCACGTCGAGGGCCGCCGTCGCGATCCGGCACCGGCCGTCCCATCCGGCGGCGTCGCGCACCGTCGCCGAGACGCTGACCCCGGCGGCCGTCTGACGCAGCCGGCAGTCCTCGAACCCGTCCACCGGGTAGCCGTTTCGCGCGTAGTCCGGCGGCGCGATCACCTTCGGGTCGCTCACCGCCAGGTCGTCGCCGACGCGGACGAGGATGTTCTCCGTGCGGATGCGGCCTGCGTCCTCCTCCGGCATGACGTACCGTCCGGCGTCGTCGATGCGGTAGTTCGACGACCGCACGATGCCGATCAGCCCGGCGTCCGTGGCGAGGAGCGTCGGGTTGAAGAGCGACCAACCGGGATAGGCGGGCTCGATCTCGATCCGGCGGAACGTCGCCGCCGGCGCCAGCGTGGAGAGCGTGCGGCCGTACCACGTGCGATTCGCCCGGGCCTGCCGCTCCGCGGCCTCCGGCAGATCGGGGAGCGAGAGGAGCCGCTCGCACGCACGGCGGCCGGCGTCGTGCTCGCCGCAGTAGAAGGCGTGAATCGAGACGGCGGTCAGGTGGTCGATCATGCCGGAAGTCCTCCGGCCGGCAGCATTGTCCCGCGTGCGGGCCCCGCGGAGGGGGTGCGTCACCCGTTTTCAGGTCGCGCGCCGCTTCGCCATCTCTCGCCCGGCGAGGAACTTCGCGGCGTGCTCACGGACTTCGGGGTTGTCGAGCCGGAAATCGTTGAAGTGCCCGAACACGATGTGACAGCGGTCGGAGCACAGCGGGACGAGGTTCCGCTCGTCGAGCTCGAGGTCGGGGCGGACATGGAACGGGATCACGTGGTGCGCCGTCAGCCCCTCACGCTGGCCGCACGCGATGCACGCCGCGCCGCGGAGGAACGCCCGCGAGACCGCCGGCCACCTGGGGGACCGCGGCACGCCGCCGGCGGCAATCACGCCCGGGTCGGGACGGCAGAAGAGACGGAGCATCACGCGATTCCCTTGTCGGTAATCCGGTCGTATGTCGCCCGGTCGATTTCCTCGCACACACCCGCGGCAAGTTGCTGAGCGAGGAACGACGCCTCCGGCTCGTGTTCGCAATCGAGCGCCCGCACGCCGAGCGCCACGCGACCATCGGGGGCGACGGGGAGATCGGCGGGCCGTGGGATCACCGAGACCTGGCCGTTGGCAGGTAGACCAGCGAGCACGTTGAGCTGCTGCCGAGCCGACTCAAGCGCGTCGGCCGTCGCCAAGAAGTACCGGCATGCTTCGGGATCGGTCATCACAGCGCCCATTTTTTCGCGAGGTAGTTCTCGACCGCCGTGATCTCCGCCGTCGAGAGCGCGCGAGAGTAGGTGATCCACTCGCCGCACCGGCCGGTCATCGACGCGCCGGGGTAGGAGAAGATCGCCGGGCTCGTTGCCGACGCCAATGCAATTCCGGTCACGGTCAGCAGGTAGGCGTTGTTGGTGACTGTGGAATAGAGCGTGGCGCGAGTCGCCGTGACGGCGGAACGGTTGATCCTGTACGACGGCGTCCCCATGTTCGACGAAGGCGACCCGCTATTGCCGCTCTGAAACACGTCGCAATAGACGCCGGAGTTCGGCTGGGAGAAGTACGTCACCCACACCGTGCCGCTGGTCGCCTGACCGGCGTAGATCAGCGTGGCGGCGGAGCCAAATGGATTTGCGCTGAGAGCGAATCCTGTCTGGTTGACGTTCGCCATTGCGATCGACGGACGCCCTGCGCGCCAATTCGCCAGCCAAGTCGGACGAAGCGAGGAGGTCGTCTGCGTGCCGGTGATCGACCCGACTTTGCTCCGAACGTAGCCCACCGGATCGCCGTTGGCCGTGACGGATCCGGTGCCGTCACTGTTCTGGGCGAGCGTCGTGCTGTCGGAGAAATCGAACCAACACGCGCAGTCGGGAATGGAGCGTGGGTCGAACGTCCGCGCGTCGATGGCGAAACGCGGGAGCGGCATCAGAGCACCCGCCACGAAGATCCGTCGTAGTGCAGAACCGCGCAGCCTCCGGATACAGGGATCACGATGTTTCCCTGCGTCGGCGTGGAAAATCGGGCGTTGGCGTTCGTTCCGGTCGCGTGATTGAGCGTCGCGGCGCCTGTGGTGCCGACGGTGAGCAGAAGTTTCGTCGTGCCCGTCGCGCCGGTGATGTTGAGGGCCTGGAACGATGCTCCGGTGGCAAGCGTGAGGTAGTAGGCGTCGTAGGTGCCGTCAAGCGTGAGCGGGTTGTAAGTGCCAGTCGCAGACAGCGAGACACCCGTCGCTTGCGTGGCGTAGCCAGGCCCGGTCGGGCCGGTACTCCCAGCGATTCCCGCCGCGCCGTTGCTGCCCGTGGGGCCCTGCAATCCCTGCGCGCCGGTAGGGCCAACATCACCTTGCGCGCCGGCTGGACCAACGCTCCCCTGCGCGCCGGTCGCACCGGTTGGGCCAACGCTCCCAGGCGGACCGGGCTCGCCCTGCGCGCCGGTCGCGCCAACGTTCCCGGGGACGCCTTGAGGCCCGGTCGGACCGACGATCGACTCCCCCGCCGGACCGGTGGCCCCCGGCTCGCCGGCCGGGCCCGTGATCGATGCCCCAGTCGGGCCGGTCGCGCCGCCCGACGTGGCGACGTAGGCCAGGATCTGCGTGAGCGTGACGGCCTTCGTGCCGCTGCCCGTGCCGGTCGGGCGCGAGAGGATCAGGTAGTCCGTGCCCGTGACGCCGGTCGAGGACGGGAGCTGGTCAACACGCTTGCGGAGCGGCATCGATCGTCACTCCTGCGCGGTGAGCGGGACGGAGATCTCGTTGCCCTGGTCGTCGACGATGAACGTGATGTCGCGGTCGGACTGCTTGGTATGCACCCTGATCGCATTCTGGAACGCATCAGCGTAGTGGAAGAGCGGCACGCCTCGCGGCGCCGCCACTTCGTAGAAGTAGCTCTCGCCGTTCAACTCCTCCACGATCACATCGCCTCGCTGCGGCTCGCCGTACGGCAGATCCGCCACGCGCACGATGTAGTCCCGGCTCTCCCATCGCTCCGTCACGCCGTTCTGCCCGGCGCTCTCGAACGTGCTCCGGCCGAGCGTGGCGACGAACTGCGACGAGTTCGCGCCACGCTTCCACGCGCAGGTCCGGGACGCATTCGCGGCGAGCTGGTCCGCCATCCACGAGGCGCCGTCGGAGAGCATGTCAGCCATGGATCACCTCGAACACGCAGGCCCGCCGGCGGCGGCGGAGGGTGGACGCCAGCCGCCGGCGGGTGCGGTGGGGACGCTGGTCAGCGTCAGGCCGGGCCGGTGACGTTCAGGTCGTACATCGAGCCCGCGTTGATCTCCACGTCGACCGTCGTGTCACCGGCGGCCGCGTCGACCGCGACGATGCCGGCGATGCCGGTCGTCGTGGACGAGCCCGTGACCTTGAGGTTGGAGTGGAGGTAGGCTACCGAGCCGGCCGTGAGGGCGCCGCCGGTGACCTTGTCGAACGTGAACACGCCGCGGACGGCGACCGCCCCCTTGGCGTTGGCGGCGATCGGGCGGCAGACCACGCCGACCACCTTACCGAGAAGGACCACGTCGCCGGCGGACTTCGCCGAGGCGGGCGTGTAGTCCCACACGCCCGAATCGCTCTTGAGGGTTGCCATCGTTCAGGATCTCCGGAAGGGTGTGTGGGACGATTCATCACCCCGCGGGCCGGGAGTCCCCGGCCCGCGGGTGCGGTTGACGTTCAGGCCGATCAGGCGGTCGCCATGCGGTAGGCGGCGCGCTTGTCGCCCTTGCTGACGCCGAAGTCGAAGTACCCGCGGACCTGGATCCCGAGCGTGTCGAAGTCCGCATCGGCGCTCTCGACGGTCGGCTGACGCTGACCGTTGAGGAACCCGACTTCCATCGCGGGGATGTCGTTCGGGTTCGCACAGAGCCACCACGTCGAGTTCGACGCGGTGGCGGCCGTGGTGAGGTACGACGACTCCACCGGGTCGAGCAGGCCCGCCAGGACGTTCGCCTGGGGCTCGAGCACCTTCGACGACGTGCTGCCGAGGCTGGACACGATCATGTTGGCGGAGCTGTTGAGCTTCCGCGCCGTGATCGCGAGCCCCTTCGGCACAAGCAGGATCGCCGGCGTCACGCCGAGCGGGTTTCCGTCGGGATCCGTGAGCTGGCCGTAGGCCGTGTAGGCCGACTCCAGCGACGCGATCGCGAGGGCGTTCCCGCCGGCAGCCGAAGCGGCCTCGTAGTACGACGAGTTGCTCGACTGGAACTCCGTCCAGAAGACGCTATTGAACTTCAGCGCGGCACCGCGACCGAGACGCCGGGGCACCTGCGTGAGGGCGCCGAGGTCGTCGTTCACGATGTCCTGCCGCGTGATGCTCGACATGCGGCCGTAGGTCTTCGCCGTGAGGGTGCGAGTGGCATCGCTCGCGTCCGCGGACTTGAGCTTGCCGTCCGATCCCACCTCGTCGAAGACGAACCCGCCGTCGAGCCGCACGCCCGTGACCGACTTGAAGTCGTTCAGGGGACGGATCGAGGAGATCGCCTCCCAGGTGGACTCCACTGCCTCGAACCCGGCCAGCAGGTACTTGCCGTAGGTCGCGGCGAGCACGTTGCTGATCGAGTGCGTGGCGAACGCCGCGACGAGGATCGGACGGAGGTTGGATGCAGTGACCTTCGCCGGACCGTCGTAGCCGCCCTTGCGGGCCGCCGAGACGAGCACTTCCTGGAGGCCGATGGACCGGGACCGCTTGTGGGCGGCCTCGACCAGCGGCGAATCCCCGAACTGCTTCTCGACCTCCTTCCCGAGACCGCCGACGATCTGCATCGCGGCGATCTGCACATGCTCCTCGTCCACCGCCGGCTTGCTGGCGTGGATCGCCGGACCGCGGGCGGCGCGGAGGTCGCCCAGGACCGCCGCCTTCACCTCGCGGGTAACGTCGGCCACGACCTCGGCACGCACGGCGGCGATGTCGACTTTCGGCGACGCCGAGGCCATGTCGCTCGGACCCGTGGGTCCGCCGTTCTCCTGCGACATCTCGGGGCCGGTCGGCATGCCGTCCTCGGCCTTCATCTGATCGTCCTGCATGGGACTCTCCCCCGCTTTCGCGGTGATCTGGACGGCCGTCGCTGCGTCGGCCCCAAGGGTGACAAACGAGCACTCCCGCAGCGTGGAGCGCGATACGATCCGGACAGGACCGGAGAAGGTCTGCCCGTTGACGGTGACGGCCTCTCCGCCATCGACGAGCCGCTGCTCGTCCACGTCGGCGCCGATGCTGGCCTGCCAGCGGTAGCCCTTGTCGCCGAGCTTCACGACCTGCGACGCGGCCTCGCTCTCGGCGAGGATCGCGCCGTCGAGGACGAGCGAGCCGTTCGTGGCCACCGCAGTCCCCTGGCCGAGGACGCTTTCGAGGTCGTAGTCGTGGCCGAACACGATCGGCACCGCGTCCGGGACACGCATCCCGGCGAGGTCGATCACGACCGGCTCGCGCGACCACGCCTGGCGGATCGCCCCGCCGGTGTAGGCGTCCATGCGGAACCGCGGCGTGCGAGGCGTCGAGAGCGACTCGCCCTCGCCGGCGTCGGCCCGGAGGAACTGCACGTCGGCACGGATCGAGAGGTTGCTCATGCGTCGGCCTCCGCGGCGGCTTGGGCCTGTTCGAGCCCGGGGACGACGACCTGCGCGGGCCGTTCGCCGATCGACAGGCCGAGCTGCTCCATGAGCTGCCGCTCGGCGGCGATCTGCCGCAGCTCGACCTCCCAGTCCTTCCCCTGCCGGCCGTACTCGGCTGCGAGCGTCGTCGTGAGCGTGGCCAGCCGCGTCTCGGCGGCGTTGGCCTCCTTCACGGGATCGACGCCGTCGTGGCCGTCCCACCTCCACGTCCACGTCCAGGAGGACGGACGCGCGAGCCCCGGGGGCACGAGGTCGGGGAGGAGCAGGGCTTCGTCGAGCCACGCCCGGAAGATGCGATCGATCCAGGCCCGCTCCAGCTCGTCACGCTCGACGCGGACGTTCTGCTCGTGCAGGTTCGCGTCGAGCCGGGCGGACGAGTAGTTGTAGGACGAGGCGTCGAACGCGGCCTTGTGGTACGGCAGGTTCACGCCCCGCGCCACCTCGCCGAGGATCGTCCGCGTGAACGCCTGGTGCGTGTTCGTCGGCTGCTCCGCCTTGAGCTGCGACACGTCCCAGCCTTCGGGCAGCGTCGTCAGCGTGCCCTTCTCGATCTCGATCGCGGCGAAGGGGTCCACCTCGTCAACCAGCGCCGCCGGAGAGTTGCTGTGGACGAACGCGGCGAGGTCGGCGGCGATCTCCGCGGCCCGGATCACGGCCGACGTGTACCGACGGAGGTCAGCGCAGAGCCGCAGGCAGGAGGCCAGCTCGGACAGACCGCGGTGTTGCCCGGGCCGCGTCGCCCGGAACCAGTGCAGCACGCGGTCGGCATCGACGCGGTCCGCCGTCCACGATCCGAGCGAGTGGTTCGCCCCGGGATGCGTCCGCAGCACGTGGTAGGCCGCGATGTTGCCGTCGGCGTCGAACTCGATCCCATCGACGAGCGAACCGTCGGGCGACACATCCTTGAGATATGTCATCGACGGCGACGCAACCATGTCCGCCTCCACGAGGCGGAGGTCGAGCTGCACGCCCCGCGGGTCGAGCCGGCGGTTGGTGAAGAAGACCGCGAACGCCTCGCCATCGACGATCTTCGCCTCCGCGGCCACGCGGAGCTTGTCGGGCAGGTTCACGGACCACGACCAGTCGTACCACGCACGGGCGATCGCACGATCGGCCGCGGCGTCGCCGCTGGTCAGTTGGAGCTTCGGGCCCGTGCCGATGAGGTCGTTGCTCTTCGTCGTGCAGATCCCGTGCACGTAGGCCGAGTTCGCGCGTTCGTACCGCGCCCGGGCGCGGATGATCCGGCGCACCTCCGGCGTCAGCGCGGCGTCGGCGGACAGGTAGTCGGCATTCGCCCAGTGCCGCGAGTCGTCCGCCGACTGGGCCGCGTCGAACCGGCCGCGGACCCGGGCGACCTGCTTGACCACCTCGACGCGCCGCGGCGCACGACGGGACGGAGCCGCCTTGCGGTCGGTCCGCGCCTTCGGTGCGGCACGCTTCGCCATTCAGACCGTCCCCGGAGGCTTGAGTACGTTGAACCGCAGCCCGCGGTGGGTGTTGCCGCCCGACACGGCAGCCCTGGCCGCGAGATACTTGTCGGCCTCGATCTGGTCCGGGA